TTTTAAATTCTTTTCAAACGGATTTGTCAAACGAAGCAGGAACGTAGCAGCTTGCTTATAACTTGCTGCTATGCGAAACAAACATTCGCTTATCCAACCCATGTAATGTTAATATACGAAAAACACCAAAAAATATATGAATTGTATAAATTGTGGAGTATCTGCATTGAAAAAACCGCTTTCAAGAACAAATCCCAAAGGACAACCAGATGCAGGATGGATGTGTCAAGATTGCATAAAAGAAAAAGAGCCAGAATTGCATAAAAATCTAAAAGAAGATGGCGAATTTAAAATAAGTAATGAAATTTTTACCGCAATAAATGATGCAAAAAATATCATGACAAGATATAAATGTACAACATGTGGGAATACATGTCTTCAAAAAAACAAACCAGACAACTCAATCTGTGGTGGATGCAAAAATCCCAATTGGGAAATAATGGAACAACAAGAATCGTATATCATATAAATGCCCAACACATCCACCATAATCGATTCAATAATTGATAGCGCATATTACGAAATTAGCACTATCAAACCAAGTGATTGGACTGAGCTTAATGTAATTATGAATAGTCCATTCCCTGGTCCTTATAAATATTCATTGACTCCATATTGGAGAGAGATTATTGACAGATTCTCACAAGATGATCCAATGAACTGGATTGCAATAAAAAAGGGAGCGCAAATTGGATTTTCATCTGGAGTATTGATACCAATACTATTGTGGATGATAAAAAACGATCCTTCAAACGCATATTTTTTAGTAGGATCACCAGATTTGGTGACAAAAGCAACTGAAAAATTGGACATTGGAATCAATAATGCAGGCCTGCGAGAGTATATAAAGCCCCAAGTTTTAAGAAGTAAGAACAACAAAACAGGAGATACCAACTACAAAAAAGAATTTACAGGGGGATATATCCATATTGGTAGCGCAAATAACCACAAAGATATCAGAGATGTGTCACTAAAATATGGATTATTCGATGATTATGAGGCGTTCAAAGGCAAATCAAAGGAGTCTGGAAGTACAAGAAAGCTATTGGACCAAAGATTTGCAGCATATCATGGGAGGCATAAGATATGTTATGGGTCAACTCCAGAACTTTTAAAAAATTCCAATATTGAGGAGGCATATTTAATGGGTGATCAAAGAAAGTTTTATGTACCATGCCCATGTTGTGGTGAGTATATTGTATGGGAGTGGGAGAAAGTAAATGGAGATATTAAAGGAGGGATAACATGGAAAGTTGACGATAACAATAAGTTGATCAGCGGATCGGTTGGGTATACTTGTCAAGAATGTGGAGAGTTTTTCAATGATAAGAAAAAACAAGAACTTTTAAACTTAGGGGAGTGGAGGCCAACAGCTGAGCCATCGAAAGAAGGGTTTTACTCATATCATATCAGTAGTTTATACGCGCCAATTGGAATGTTTGATTGGGAGCATTATGTAAATGACTGGATTGAAGCGCATCCAGTTGGAGAGCCACGCAAAGAACACCTATACAAAACATTTGTAAATGTGGTATTGGGAGAATGTTATGAGGACCAGTCCGACCAAGTATCATCCAAAAACATTCAATCTAATATGAGAGAATACCCCATTGGATTGGTGCCAGAAAAACTATCAATTAAAGATGGAAATGGAAAAATTGCCATACTCACATTGAGTTGTGACCTCAATGGTAAAGAAGATGATGCCAGATTGGATTGGGAATTGTACGCATGGTCACAAAGTGGGAGCGGTTATTCTATTGATCAAGGAAGTATAGGAACTTTTGTACCGAGGGAAAACATGATTAAACACAAAAAAGACAGAGAGCCATGGACATATCGATCAACAGGAGAGAGAAGTGTATGGAGGGAGTTGGAAAAGTTGCTCAATAAAACATGGATATTTGACAATGGTAGACAAATGGGAATTGCAATAACTGGAGTGGATTGCTCATATACTTATAATGGACTTGCATACGAGGGAGTTGATAGTTTACCAAAGGATAAGATTGTTGTAAAATTGAAAGGAAAGGATGTGAATGTATATTCAAAAATAGGCAAAGATACTCCGACATTCCATCCTGCAAAAGAGAGAATAGGTATGTATTTAACGGAGGTAAATTACCTTAAAGATTTATTGGCAGCGCGAATGAAACTCACATGGGATGAAAATAATGATATCTCACAGCCTGCAGGATTTATGAATTATCCAATGCCTGCAGATGGAAAATATTCATTTAAAAATTATTTTGAACATTTTGAATCAGAACACCGAATAGAGAAAATGGATTCATCTGGTAATTATGTTGGAATGCGATGGGAGAAAAAAACATCAGTATCGCAAAATCACTTTTTTGATGTACATTTATATAATATGGTATTGAAAGATATATTAGTGAGCATAATTTGTAAAGCAAGTAAAATTAATCCAGTAATGGATTGGACAACATTTGCAGATAGTATAGTTCCAAAATAGCAAAAATTTGTAAGTTTAAATTACATAAAAATCAATAAAAATATGATGTTTATACTTTTGAACAAAAATAAAAGCTATGGCATCAAACGCAGTTGGGCAAGAAAGAATATCAGCAGTAGTAGGATATAAACTCGCAAAAGCAAACTTTGCAGAATCGACCCCAAACCTCCCAATGGCGATTGAAGTATTTGCAGAAGCAAATCACAGCAACCAATCAACAATAGACTTTGATACAGATAGATATGAAATGACCACACTCCAAAAAATTGGAGACAAGTATGGTTATGGATCACCTATTTATTTGATATGCAGAATCCTAAGACCAAATGGAGGAGTAGGTGTTGGAGGTATTCCAGTATTTATCAATCCACAAGAAGAAGTATCTGGAGCAGTTGCTAAAAAAATGACAATTGCAGCAACTGGAACAGCAACAGGCAATGGAACGCATTATGTGAAAATTGCAGGTAGATCAGTATTGGATGGTGGAAGCTATGCTATATCAATTGAAGAAGGAGATAGCACTGCAAGTATTGCAGGTAAAATTGAAGATGCAGTAAATGCAGTATTAGCATCACCAGTTACAGCAGTTGCAGATCCTTATGATGTAGAGCTCACAACTAAATGGAAAGGCGTTACATCAAACGCATTGCAAATTGAAGTTGATACAGATGGAAATGATTTAGGAATATCATATTCTATTGCAACAACAACAGCAGGAAGTGGAACGCAAACCGTAACTGCAGGACTCAACAAAATTGGAGAAAATTGGATTCCATTGGGCATCAATTCATATGGATTGAATTCATCTATTTGTGCCGAATTCCAAACATGGAATGGAATACCAGACCCAACCAATCCAACAGGAAGATATGCCGGTATAATCATGAAACCAATGGTTGTATTAAGTGGATCAGTAGCAGATGAAGATACTACATTCACCGATGCAAGGTTGAATGATGTTACAATTGCAGTTTGTCCAGCACCATTATCAAAAGGATTTCCATTTGAAGCGGCTGCAAACATGGCGGTATTGCAAGCGAGAATTGCACAAGATACTCCAAATTTAGATTGTGGTGATCAGACATATCCAGATATGCCAACACCATTATCAATTGGCACAATGGCAGAGTATAACAACAGAGACTTGTATGTGAAAAAAGGAAATTCAACAGTGATGTTGAGCGGTGGAAGATATAAAGTTGTTGACTTCGTTACAACATATCATCCAGTGGGAGAAACACCTCCACAATTTAGATATGTACGCAATTTAATGTTGGATTTCAATGTGAGATATGGGTACTATTTATTGGAGCAACAATATGTTGTTGGACATTCAATCAGTAATGATGATGATGTGGTTGATGCTGAAAAAGTGATCAAACCAAAGCAATGGAAAGGCGTATTGTCAAAATATTTCTTATCATTGGTAACAAGAGCATTGATTGTTGATGCTGACTTCTCAACAGCAAGTTTAGTTGTGAATATAAGCACAGTAAATCCAGATAGATTTGAAACAAGGTTTCCATACAAAAGAACAGGAGTAGTGAGAATATCAGATACAACTGCTGAAGCAGGATTCAATTTCGGTAAAATTTTGTAAATTTTTAAATTAAAATACTATGCCTACAGGCGGAGATATCACAGAGATCACATACAATCACCCAACCGTGGGTAGCGGTGTATTGTATCCAAAAGCAGGAGAAGACAATACCTTTGATTTAGGTGGATACAATTCAACAGATGATCAACAAATGGTTGATGGTGGAGGTAGAATGATCGACCAAATGAACAGAAAACGATGGAAGGTAGGCGTGCTTATTTCCAATGATATGAATTCAAAAACAGAGTTGGAGAAAATTGAAGCAATGAATGCTTCACCATTGCCAGCAGATTGGACATTTTCTCACATCAACGGAACAGTTTATGTAGGAACTGGAAAACCAGTAGGAGACAAAGAGTTGAATGTGAATCAATCAACGTTTGCGCTCACATTATCTGGAGGCGGTAAACTCAAAAAACAATAACATTTTTCACCCATAAAAACACCCAAAAAAAATGAACAAGGTCACCCAAGAAGTTGCAGAAAAAGATGTACAAAAATGGCTTGATGCCAGAATGACATCAGAAAAAAAGAGAAAGGATATGCACGATTCTATTATTGAATTAGAGAGTGCAGTGATGGAAGGTAATTTGATTGTCAACGACAATGGATCATTAACGCAAAAGTTAATTGTACCATTTGGAGAAGAAGAAACAACATCAACAATCAATTACAAGTTGAGAATTACAGCAGGAGACATTCAAAAGAGAATGGTTGGAAACAAAGTGAAAGCAGGGGATATTGATGGAAGATTGATTGTGCATGTTTGTGCAGCAACTGGATTATCATTTGAGCAAGTTTCTAAAATGGATTCAGTTGATTATTCACTTGCTTCAACGATCGGCAATTTTTTCTTTTAGGGGAGTACGAAAGGAAAGGACAGACAGAATATGTAAGTTTAGAATCAGCAATTAAAACATTAGTAAGGCAATACAATTGGACTCCCCACTATATAAGAAAACTAAAAATTGACAGCATTGATGATATAGGAATTTTTTATTGGTACCAAGATTGCATAAATTATATTGAAGAAATAAAAAGCAAAAAATAAAGAGCCCAATTTTAAAGTTGGGTTTTTTTATTCATACAAATGAGCAAATACACCATACCCACAGTATTCAAAGCAGTAGACAATCTATCTGGCCCATTACAAAGAATGAGCGCCAACATGGAGAAGTTTGAAAAGAGCACAAAAGGAGTATTTGGGAATTTGTCAGCAATCCAAAAAGAGTTATTTTCATTCGCAGCTAAGGCAGCCATCATAACAGGAGTAACATCCATGTTTATGTATGGCGTGAATGCCATTATGGATTATGAAAAAGCCCTCCATAGTTTGGAAGCAGTCACAGGTCAATCGGCCAATCTATTTAAAAAACAAATTGAATCCATTGCAATCGATACAAGAAAAAGCGCTATCGATGTTGCAAAAAGTTTTGAGATAGTTGGATCAGCGATGTCAGAATATTTGGACAACCCTAAAGCATTAGGACAAATCACCCAAGCAGGGATTACTCTATCTAAAGCATCAAGAATGGAACTTGATCCATCACTTAGAGCATTGACAAGTACAATGAATCAATTTGGATTTGCAGCGGACCAAGCAGCAAATGTTGTGAATAGATTAACTGCAGGTGAGATTGTTGGTAATATATCAACAGAGAAATCATCAGCAGCACTCCAAAGATTCGGAGCAACAGCAAGTGCAAATAATGTATCATTAGCAGAGTCAATTGCATTGGTACAGATATTAGGAAAAAAAATGCCAGAGGAGGAGTTAGGAAGATCAGCGCGTAATATGATTACATTCATGGGAGCCATTAAAGGAGCCCCTAAAAACGCACTGGAACAACTCGCAAAATATGGCATCAATTTAGATTTGGTTTCAGATAAAACGAAGTCATTTGGTGAGCGATTGAGAGAGATGAAGAAGATTGAGAATGACCAAGTTGCGATGGAGGCTTTTTTTGGAAAAGAAAATATCACTGCAGCACAAGCGATATTTCAACAGATAGATACATATGATCAATTCGCTAAAAAAATAGGACTCACCAATGAAGCTCAAAAACAAGCAGCGGTAAATAGCAATACCATGGCCAATGCAATTACAGAGTTGAAAAATTCATTTGTAAATGTTTTGGTAAGTGGTGACAAACTTACACCAATGTTGGAGTTGATGAAGTCAGTATTTTTTATGTTGGCTAAAAACATGGATTTAGTTTTGGGAACAGTAGGATTATTGGCAGGTGGTTTTATATTATACCAAGCAGCATTATTAGGAGTCAATGCAACCATGGCAATTACAAATGCATTGATAGGCATACAAGGCGTATCTTCATACATCAAGTTTTTTGCAGCAACCAACCAAGTGACATATGCAACAGCTGCATTAGCATTTGCACAAAATACTTTGAACTTAGCATGGGCTGCTAATCCAGTGGGAGTTGTAGTTGTTGGAGTTATTGCATTGACAGCAGCAATGTGGGGATTATCAAAAGCATTTGAAAAAGTATCTGCATCAGAGAAAGTTGCCAACCAATTAAAAGAACGAACTATTGAAAATTCAATGGAGCAACGAGCAGAAGCAACAGCATTATTTACAGCACTCAGAACAGCGGCCCAAGGATCGAAGGCATATAATGCTACATTAGAAAAATTGGAGCAATTACAACCAGGGATTATTGAAAAATATGATTTACAAGTCAAAGCCATTGATAAAATAAATTCAGCAGAAAAGGATTTGATCGGTACTATTATGAAGCGAGCAGAAGCAGAAGCAGCAGCACAAATAGTAAGAGAAAAAGCAATGGCAAAAATGCGAGCTCAACAAGAAATGATGGGCGGCGGTACGATGTTCACCAAGGCAGCAGAAGCATTAGGATTCAGACCAAGGTACAATCAATTTACAGATGCATCAGCAGAATTAGAAGCAGCTGCACAACAACAACAAGCACTCAATACCCAAGCAGAAACATCAGGAACATTTAATGGAAATATTGATTTGACCGTAAGGGATCCAAATAATAGAATAGATACAAGCGCATCGAGTGGAATAAATATTAAAAAACCAGTGACAACACCAACAATAGGACAATAATGGCACAAACATATTCACAAATATATACTACAGTAGTTGCAGATTTGGAGGCACAAATGCAAACCAATATTCCAATTATAGGAAAGGCAATGTTGAGAGTATTTGCAGCGGTGCAAGCAGGAAAATTATGGTTGTATTATTTAGTACTTGCAAAAGTTCAAAAAAATATATTTGTTGACTTAGCAGATCCAGAAAGTATGGGAGGCACGTTAGAGAGATTTGGGAGAGTTAAATTAAAAAGAGATCCATTTCCAGCAACAGCCGGAGTTTATACAGCAACAGTTACCGGTACATTGGGGGGAGTTATACCGGCACGCCAAACATTTAAAAGTAATGATGATAGCAGTCACCCAAGCAAATTATTTATTTTAGATGAGGCATACACCATGCCGAATACAACAGGAACAATTACTCTGAGAGCATTGGAGACTGGATTAGATGCCTCGCTTGTGGTGGGTGACAAGCTAACATCAACAGCTCCAATCGCTCTTGTTAATTCATTGGCAATAATTGCATCAGTAACCACTGAGCCAAGAGCAGCAGAGAGTATTGAGGAGTATAGACAAGCATCTGAATTAGCGTATCAATTAGAGGCACAAGGAGGAGCAGGAGGAGATTATACACAATGGGCAACAGATGCACAAGGAGTGCAAAAAATATACCCATATGCAAAAAATGGATATACAGGACAGATTGATTTATATGTTGAAGCAACAACAGCAGACTCAACAGATGGACATGGTACACCATCTGCACAATTATTACTCGATGTTGAAGAAGTAATTGAGCGCGATCCAGACACTACAAAACCATTGTATGAGAGAGGAAGGAGACCAATTTCAGCATGGCAAATAAATTATTTAGCAGTAACACCAAGACCATTGATTATTACCATTACTGGCTATGTTAATATCACAACAGCAAAGCAAACATTGATACAAGCTGCAATAATTGAGGCGCTATCAAACATAAGACCATTTGTTGCATCCAGAGATATATTAGCAGACAGGAATGATACCATTTCAATCAACAAAATCAGTTTTATTGTTCAAACAGCAGTACCACAATCGGTATTCACATCAATAGCAATGACAGTAAGTGGAACATCATATACAAGTTACCAATTTACAGGAGGGAATATTCCATATTTAGGATCAATAGTTTATGTATAAAAAATGGATTCAGAAGTATTGATACAAAAAATAGTGACACTCACAAAACAGCTCTATCCAACAGGTAGAGCATTTCGCGTTTATGATGGTAGTTGGTTTTATAGACTTCATAAAGGACTTGCTGCAAGTGAGGCAAGAGCATTTAATGAAGCAATAGGAATACTGGATTCAATACTACCAGACAATCCAAACTTCACAGCAGAAAACGCATCACAATGGGAGCGAAGATTGGGAATGATTGATGGCACTGGAGTGGATTTAGAAGATAGAAAATTGGCTATCAAAAGAAAAATGAATCATCCAGGCACAATGAAACCAAGGGAAAATTGGATGAATTTAGAGCATCAATTACAAGCAGCAGGATTCAATGTATGGGTGCATGAAAATAGATTCTACAATGGAAGTGCGTGGGTTACAGTTGACCCATCAGAAGCATTGCCAAAAGTTGATTATGGTGAGATGGGAGAGTTTGAAATGGGGGAAGATGAAATGGGAGATAATTTCAGTTACTATGCAGATTTATTTAAGTATGCAGAGATGGGAGAGATTGAAATGGGAGAAGGAGAAATGGGAGGATGGATATATTTAAATAAATGTGTGAACAATATTGAGCAGTCAGCAGATGAGATGTTTAATGAAGGAGAAAATTTATGTTCAACATTTTATATTTGTGGAGAAATATTTGGTACATTTGCAGAAGTACCAGATGCGCGAAAAGATGAATTTAGGCAGTTAATTTTAAGACTTAAAGAAGTCAACACAATCGCATATTTAATAATTAATTATACATAATACTATGGCATTATCAATACCACAAAAACCGAACACAACCGCACCAGATGCAGCATATCCTTTTGGAAGAACAAGGGACAAGACACCATCATTAGGTGGTACTCCATACAACACTCTGGTGATGGGAGATTATTTCCAATTCTTTGCAAAACTAATGGACGCAGCAGGAGTAAATGCAAATGGATTGCCAGACAATAACACCAATGGATATCAATTGTTTGAAGCATTGAGTGTATTTACAGGAGGATTAAAAACAAAAGTAGTGAATATTGGCAATTGGAATATGGATACAACAGCAAATGTTTCAATTTCTATTGCAAGTCTTTTTCCTGCAGGCATAGCAGGAGTCGTATCAACGGATGTATTTATCAGAAATGATGCAACAAACCAATTAGATCCAATCATAAATGGAGGTGCTGCATATTTGACAGCAACAACAGTAGAAATATCAAGAACATCAAGTGGCATGTTTGATGGTGCCAACTGGTCAACAACTGGAGGGTATAATAGAGGTTTTATCATCATCAAATACACATAAGAGAATGCCAGTTCTATTCTCAATTGATACATCAGCATCAAAGGAATTTGCAATGAAACTTCAAAAAATGAAGCGATCTGCATTTCCAACAGCGGTGCGTGAAACATTGAGTAGATCAGCGTTGAATGTAAAACAAAAAACGATGCCAAAAAGTGCATCAATAGCATTCACTGAGAGGACTAAAACATTTTTTAAAGCGAATAGCAATGTGACATTCGCCAAAGGTTACGACATTAGTTTGATGCAGTCAACAGTTGGATTTATTTCAGACAAATTAAAAGGAGGAAATAATTTTGCAGTAAAAGATTTGGAGCAACAGGAGAATTCTGGATCAATACGAGGGCGGTCCTTCATGCCATTGGACAGCGCGAGAGCAGGGAAGAATAGAAATAAATTGGTATTATCAAAAAATAGAATTGAAAATATCAAAAAAATAATGAGAGTGAGAATTGCGCCAGGCGTGAATAAAAGACAGGCATGGATTAAAACTGCAATAGCTGCTAAAAAATTATTTCCAAACGAGGCGTATATATTGGGCAATGAGAATTCAAAAGGTGGCAGAACATTAAGCAGGATTGACAGCGTGACAATTGTTGGAAGAAAAGCGATTATCAAACGAACACCGTTATATTCATACAGAAAAGGCAATACGGTTAATCCATCAGCAAAAGGTTTCATGAAGCGCGCATCTAATGAAACTCAATCGCATATGCAGCAAATATTTATTGAAGAAGCACAAAAGCAAATAGCAAGGATCAAATGAGTTGGGAGCAAAACATAGAGAAAGAATACAAAATTACTACTGGCGAAGGATCAGTATTTTCCGTATTGTGGCAAACAGCATCAGTTGCTTATGAATTTAATATAAGTCAATTTGAATTCATTGGAGTAAAAGGCACATTGGTAGATAGAAGAGAAGTAAAGGGAAGGACATTTCCATTAGATGTATACATACAAGGCGAAGACCATTTAAAAACAGCAGCAAAATTTCAAAAAGCATCATTTGATAAAAGACCATGGAAAATCGATCATCCATTATATGGATTGTTGATAGTCCAGCCATCATCTTTGATGTTTAACAATACAGAGAGTGTTAATTACAGTAAAATTACTGGAATGTTGTTGGAAACCATGACAAAAAGTGGAGTTCAAACAACCAGAGATCCAATAGACACTATTGAAGGATTGCAAACAAAAACAATCAACAG